ACACCACCTATCTGCAAAATCTTTAGGTGGGAGTAAGTGCAAAGATTACATTGAAAATCTCATTTGTCTCTGCCGAAGCTGTCACGATAAATGTCATTCTAATAAAGAATACAACATTAAAGCCAGAGTTATCAATCTTAGAAATATAGCAGATAAATTGGAGAGTGAATATTTATGAGTGATGAATATTTTAAAAGAAGAAATAGGTTTGACCCTGTTGCTATGATGAATGAAACATTAAAGCTTGGAGAAGATTGGGCTGAAAACAAGACAGCTTTTGATTCATTAAAAGACACAGAAGCTACGTTAAAAAGTAAAATTTTTGAAGAGCTAAAAAACAATGGACATAATACAACTACAGCAAAAGAACTAATAGCAAATCAAAAAGAATTTATTGAACATACAACAACCAAACAAGACATACATAAGAAGTTTTTAATTTCACAGGTTCGTTACATCACTAAACAAAAGCTAGATGATTTAGAACAAACAGACGAAGTAAATAAGCGACATGAAATGAAAATGAGTAGGTATCAAACATGAACAAAGTAATTATAAAATCTGCTATGTGGAAAAATGGTGGTAGTGTTGGAATTGCTGAAAAAAATTTTACGGACAAAGGGGTATTAGTAGAAATACTAGATAAAGATAAGTACGGAAATAAACGCTATCCCCACACTTATAAAATATCAAAAGAAAATGCCATGAAGTGTCAAAGTATGATCGCTAAGAATAATACAGCGTTAAGGGTAATACCTATTAGCGAAATGGAGATCATAAGTGAGTAAAGAAATAAGCAAGTTAACACAATTAGAAGAAGGCGGTAATAATCCTAAGTCTGGTTTATTTGAAAAACCGTTGTGGGAATTAGAATTTGGAGACGGAAGTATTAGAATATTGGGTAAACCTAAAATGGAAGAGTACCTTTCAAAAGCCTATAATAACACAGTACATCACTTTAATAAAAGAGTTAGTGTTTTGCACGATGATCGTAAAATTATTCAATGGTGTGTTGTTTTTATAGACTATCAAGATGTTTTATTAGCTACGAATGAATTATGTAATATGCTGTATTTAGGACACCAACGCAAAGATGAAGAGAAATATAAAGAAATAGAAGAGAAACTAGCAAAGAAAAGATTACCAGAGAACTCCGCTTTATTTCATCCTAAACGTATTACTACGGAAGAAGAACGTAAAGAACTAGACGAATTTAGGAGAAAGATTAGTGAAGATGCAAAAAATGAAGAAGAAAATCAAGATATAATAATGGGGAAATACTAATGGTAGAAGTAATTACAGTAAAAGAATTAGCAAAAGATTTGAAATTTAGTGAAAGAAGTTGTAGAAGGTTATTAGCCAAATTGAGAAAAGAAAATCCTCAAGAAAAGGCATTGCATCGTTTCAGAATGAGTACACAAATCTTCACTAAAGAAGATGTGGGAAAGGTTATGGAACTATGCTTAGACTTAAATCAAGAGAAAACAGTAGATACCTCTATATAAGAGGTTCTTTTCTATATGAAGGAAGTACAGTTGAAGTTAATTGGACAAAAACTGATTTATTAAATACTAAAAAAATTACACCTAGATTCGAAGAAAAGTTTTGTGAGGATTGGAAGGAAGATTATAAAAGAATACATGGTAGTTATAAAATACGAAAGTACAAAGACGCACATGAAGAATTATTATCTGACCCCCATGAAAAACCAAGTAAACAAGATAAAAGAAACTTACAAAGATCAGTTGTATATTTAGGTTCGTTTCCCTTATCCAAGATCAATAATAAAATTATTGGTCAGAAAGCTATGGAGTGTTATCAAAATATTAAACAGTATGCTGATTTACGTTTTAACGAACAAGATAGAGATACACAAATAGAAATATCATCTAAACACGCCACAGTTAATCGTAATTTCATTAATGCTGTATCAAAGATAATGCACTATGCGTCAGATAATAATTGGTGCAATTATCTTCGTATAAAACACTTTCCTACTTTATCTAACGCTAATAGACCTAAGTATTACTTTACATTAGAAGAAGTAAAAAGATGTTTAAAAACCTGTCTTGATTATGAAATAAAATTATTGCTTGTTTTTATTCTTTATACAGGAGCTAGATTACAAGAAGCCTTAAATGTATCTTGGAAAGGTACAAATTATAAAAATAATAAACCACAAATAGATTTAGAAAATAATGTTATTTTTTTATGGCAAAATAAACAGCAAGAAGGAAGAGAAGTATCAATACACCCTACTCTACGAGAATGGCTTGTAAGAATTAATGATAGGGAAGATATGTTGTTTCCTTGGAAAAATTTAGATCAAAGAAAAAAATCAGATTGGGGATTATCTAATCGTTGGAATAAAATGTTAGATGATGCAGGTATAAGCCATAAAAAGAAAAGAAGAGAAGGAAGGCATACTTGGACAACTAACTTAATTAGTTATGCTGATACGAATGATAGTGAATTAATGGATTTGGGGGGTTGGAAAACGAGAGATATGATTAGTGTCTATGGAAGTACAATACCAGAAGAGACAGCGAAGAAAATAAATTTGCTACCTTAATTCGTACAGTTTCGTACACAGAAAATTTTATCGCAGAAAACTAGGGGTAAAAAAGGTATGGACAAGCCGTGACAGGGCTGATATAGGTATGACAGACGATGCAAAACAAAGACAAAACTTACGTTTTAATGGCATACTTGGACAGCTATAGACAGATAATCCGTACAATAGCTGTACAGGGGGTTGATAAAATTATTAGTTTTGTATATTGGGGTTTTTGGCGAGGGGGTGTAGTTCAGTTGGTTAGAACGTCTGCCTGTCACGCAGAAGGTCGAGGGTTCGAGTCCCTTCACTCTCGCCATTACCCTAAGTAATCTATTTTTTTAATTACTCCTTTGGGTATGACTTGCGATCTACCAAATAGATCATCTTCATCGTGAGTATCTTTATCAGCTAGGATAACAACAAGGTCATCTGTCTCCTTATATAACCAACCTAGTGAATCAATAGAGCAACATTTAGAGTTATCTAGGTCTGTTTTTTCTATCCAAGACCCCACAGAGTTCTCATTAGTGTCCAACCAAGTAACTTTAACTATCTTCATGTTTCCTCAAATGTTTATAGTATTGCCTTTGTTTTACTGTGCCATTAAAATAATCATCATCCCAATTATTGTAATAGCCAATTTTTTTTAGTGACTTACTTGCCTCTTCGAGTTCATCAAATGGCTGTATTAACACCATCATAAAATCATTATGACTTTCCCATGTTGTATCTTGTAAGAAATCTATTTCTTCATCAAAATCTTCTGGGTGTGATGCCATTAAGTAAACGTCTTTTGGCACATACACATAGTTAAGTGCATGAATATAGTCGGCTAGTTCATCAGCAGTTATGGATAAATCAGAACAAGCAACGATTGAAATTTTACCTGTAAATTTATTAGCTTCTTTTGTGATAGCCTCAAGGTATGTGTTAGAGTCGTGGTGTTCTATTATGTTTATGTGATTGTCTAGCCTTGTTTTTTTTGCGTAAGGGCAAACAGGGAAATTGTTTAAATGTTTATTAGGTATTTCTAAAAAGTCTTTTGACCAAGAAATGATGTCTTCTCTAATAGACCTCACTACTTTTTCTTTTTACTCTTTTTCTTTTTCTTTTTTGGAAATCCTGCTTTCATATTAGCGTAAGCCTCTGGGCTAATTGTACTGTTCTTCTTACTTCTACTTTTTCCTGCTTTTTTACGTTTATTTATATTTCTATATAGTGACATATACCCCTACCATTTTGTACGTGCAGACCAATAAGCCGCAGACATTTTACCTTTGTTAATATTTTTACGATGTCTAGCCATAAAAGATTTTCTTCTTGGCGTATTTTTTTTGTCTCCAGACACACCTTGCTGACCAAAGCGGATAGTTTTTATTTTACTACCCTCTTTGGCAACAACAATGTGAGATTTTTTAGGATGCGATGGAGTTCTTTTAGGTTTATTAAAATTACTTACTCCTGCTCTTTTTAATCTTGGATCTGCCATTAATTAAATAGCACCAATCACTACGATTACGATTATCGCAACAATTCCTGCTTTAATCCAATCTTTCATTGACCAATCAGACCACTCTTTTAAGTGACTCCATAAGTCTTGTAATAATTTCATATTACCTCCTATTTTTTGAAAAATTTAGTTGCACCTTTGATACCAAATGATGCTGATACAATTACACCTAAAGTATATTTGTACCAATCTGGTGCTTGACTTAATGCTTGAAAACCATTGTAAACAATATCTCTGCCCCAGTCTCCACAGAATGACAAAATTAATGGGATGCTAAAAAGCAAAACTAACCATTCATCTTTCCATGAATCTTGCGTATTTTTAATTGCCTCTAAATCCCAATCAACTTCTCCTTTAATCTGTTTTTCCATTAAAGAAGTTTTAGCTTTTATTTCTGTAACTTTTTGTTCAGCTTTTGCTTTGCGTGTATCTACAACACCCTTAACAACTTCGCCTGCTACTCCTAACAATGGTTTTATTAATAAATTTAACATATGTTTCCACCTACTTGTTCGTAATAAATAAATAAATTCGCTAATTGTATTGTGACTAACGTTGCAAACAACAAGATGAATATTGTTTTAAACATCTTGTAATTTCTTACTAAGCATTTCTACTCTTTGCGGCACTTGACGATACCACTTTGAATTTTTAATTTCTTCGGATGCTTCGGTATATTGTTTGTTGTTAATTAATTCTAATGTCTTTTTAAATTTGCTAAAGCCTGTTGTGCCAATAACAAAGCACGCTTCTATAAAAACTTCTTGAATAGGTTTAGGCAACTCTGCAAAATTATCGTGCAAAGACATAGCACCACGATAGGCAATAGAAAAATCATATTCAAAAGTTTTTTCCAAGTGTCGATGATCGTATTGTTTATCGTCTTCCCATTTTTCATCATCTCTACACAAATGACCATATCCAATGGTACGTTTTCCCAAAGTATCTTTGTAAACTTTATTCCTATATCCTTCATGTTCTTTTATTTCTTCTCGCAATGTTTCAAATTCCATAACGTTTCTTTTTTCCTAATTTCTTCTTTAAGTTTTTCGAGATACAAAATACTATCGGCTAACTCTTCTTGCGTGTTTGTTATCCAATGTTCTAAACTTTGTTCAGCATCTTCCATTGTTACACCAAACTTTTTAATACCAGACTCCGATCTGTCTGCCATTCTATCTAATACTCGTTGTACTAATGGGTCTTTTGTTTTCATAGTTTACCTACCCACCTGTTACCCTTGCGAAGTATCATGGGTTCTAAATGTGGAACACCATCAATGATAACCATGCAACCAAGAACAGGTCTTTTAATGTTAACTCGAGAATACGCAAAAGCCAGAGAGTCTTTGTCTATTAAACATCCTATTGTAGCTCCCCACCGAAGAGATTCTGGGCTACTAAAAAACTTACACTCAAAACGAGAATGATAATGTGATTGCACATATCCCTCATAATTAAGTGCCTGTGCTGACTTTAAACAATCAGCGTTCATATTATGGGTAAAGTAATAACTACCAAACTTATCTTTAATAATAAGACTATCATGCCACTTCCAATTTTTTTTATTTACTTCTAGTATATCCGCATAATCTTTTAAAACTTGTTGCGGAAAACCATGAAACTTACGTTTACGATAAACCATTGAACCATGATTAGAATTTAACAAATCTAGTTTAGGAAATACTTTTTCTAATTTATGTATATCTTCTTTTGCTAAATCTAATTCTTTGGTACTGTTTGGTAAGTCTGGGTCAGAGTCGTGAAAGCTCAATGCAGAGTAATCACACTCATCGCCTAGATGCACATATTTATCCTTTGCTCCAAATTTATATTTAGACTTTATAGCCTTTAAAAATTCTAAATGATCTGGATGTGCGTAAGGATAATGTGTATCTGAAATACACAATATTTTCATTTATTCTATCAATCTAAAGAACGTATAGATTGCTCCTAAAATACCTCCGATGAACAAAGCTACTTTTAATCCTCCGATACCCATATTAGATACTTTATTAATATCACGAATTTGTTTCTGCATGATATTAACGTCTTCTCTTATATATTTGACATCAGTTTTTAATTCTGCAATTTCTTTTTCCCAATCAGACATTTGTATTACCTATATGTGAGCCACATTGAAATATGACTGTTAATTTTCTTTCTTTTAAATCAGCATCAAGATAATTAGCTAAGTTGTTTTTTGCTAAATTACATTCTATATTATCATTAAAGTTTAAAGGTACTTCACTCTTGAAACAAAGTGTTTGATCTAACTCTCCTACATTAAGCATACAAATCATGGCAAATATTTTAAACATAATTACATTTTAGATAATGGATTATCTAAAGCCTTTTTAATTTGTTTATCTGTTTTTTCTTCTAATGCTTTCATGTCATCTTTTATATTAGTTATAGCTTCTTTTAAATCTCTTGCGTTTTCTCTGCTATCTTCTTTAACTTGTTGTTCTACATCATTAACAATCTTTTCAATGCGTCTTACATCTTGTCTAAGATCATTTTTTAATTCGTTAGCTACATCAGAAACAAGCTGTACTTCTTGAATAATCATACTCATTTCTTGCGTAATCATTTCTGTTTCTTGTTGAATTAAATCTAATCGTTTATCAAAACCACTAAGGTCTGGTGCTGTGTAGTTTTGTATTTGATCTTTCATGTCTAGGTAATCTTTGTAAAATTCAAAGCCACCCCATAGACCACCACCAAGAGTAGTTAAGGCTGTGAGAATAACAAATATTTTTCCACCACGAAACTTAGCACCTGCAAATTCTAATTCTGCCATTGCTAATCCAAATCCGTCTGCCATTGGCTATCTATCATATCATTCATTAATCCATCACTTCCTGCAAATAAAAAATAACTTGCTATATCGTTATCGCTAATGACACTATCTGGCAGTGTTGCATTAGTAAAAAATCCTACTCTGTCGTTAATTTGTTTTTGTGAGTCAAAGAAACTTTTAGTATTACCTAATACTTGCATTACAATTAATGTTTTCATTTGATTAGTAGAGTCATATCGTTGCTTGTCATCAATCTTTTTCATAATTTTTTTGACAGCTTTTTCTTTAGAGCTTTCTTTCTTAACTTCTTTAGGCTCTGGTTTAGGCTCTTCTTTTTGTTCTTCTTTAACTTCTGCTACTTCTTTTGTTTCTTCTGTTGTTTCTTCTACAGGTTGTTCTTCTACTTCTTCAACAGCTTCTTCAATAGTTTCTTCAACAGGCTCTTCTATAGTTTCTATTTCTGCTTCAATCTCTGCTTCTATTTCAACTTCAATTTCTATTTCAGCAATTTCTATTTCTTCTATTTCTAATTCAACAGTTTCATAAGTAGGCTCATCAATTTCTATTGGCTCTAAAATAAAACCTTCATCAGTATCTATTGCATCATTAGACTCAAAGACATCTTCAACAACATCTATTATGTCCTCTGGTGTATCTATATTTAACGCAATAAACATTTCTACCGAAGTGATAGACTGTGTTATTATTGTGTTAATTACATTGTAAAGAACATTAACAGTAACATCATCAAATAAAACTCCGACAGCAAGGTTTATATCTCTTCCACCTACTTCAATAATAATTGTTGTAAGACTACCAGAAAAATCAAATCCACCTTCATAGGCTTGATACCCACTTGCTACACCACTTGCTGATAAAACATCTGTGCCACTAAAAACATTAGTGTTACCATCTTGACCTATAATTTTCATATAGATAGAGTCTTGGCTGTCTTGTTTATCTACTTTTATTGTATAGTTAGTTCTACCACCATACTCTATATTAAGTTTAGATATATTAACTGTTTGAACAAATGTTGTTAAATTAGGATCAGTTATTTCAGCACATCTATCCGTTCCTAATTCATTACAATATGTGCCTGTTGGCATAGATGCACTACCAATTCCACCCCAATCGTAGTCCATATCGCCTTCTTTTGAAGTCGTAACGTAGTCATTATTACCATCTAACAAGTCAAGTGAGTCCTCGTTTGTTACTGTGGTTGTTGTAGTTGTTGTTTCTGTAGTAGTCGTTATTGTGATACCATCAGCACCATGTTCCGTTGTTTCTGTAATAACTTCGTCTATTATTTCTTCTACTGTTGGCGAACATAAACCGATTGTATCTGTTGAACAATCAACAGCATGACTAGAAAAGGATAGGGAAACCGATATACATAGCCATAGCCATAAATATAAACTTCGCAAATTCTTCATCACTTTTTGTTTGTTCCTTCGGTTTAATTACTTCTTTGTTTAATAAAAAACTACCTTGAGGTATTAGGTTTCTATTTTCTGGTTTTAACCATTCTTCTTTAGCTTCATTACCAATTAATCCATTTATAGGGCAATATGTTCCTGCCATAAACATACTGTCAAAAACACGATATTCGTCATTACATAGCAAACTTATAGATGCAACTTTCATACCCATTGAATACAAACTACGAGCAAGTTTAATTCTCTCACAGTTTTCATCTGTAATAGTAATGCCAGATGCTATTCCTAGTATTTGAGTTTGTACTGCTCCACTTGTTGCAGTTTTACAAATATCAGAATTATTAACTACAACACTAGGAGCATTAGCTGTTGGAGGTGTATTGTTAGTAACTACTGTTGATGAAACTGTGTTGGTGTCTGCACTTTTAATATCAGTTGAAACAGCAACAAAAGTTATTGCTGTAAGTAAAATAAATAATGTTTTCATTTACCACAAACACAATTTCCATCTTCGCAACAAGGATTAATCATGTGTCACCTAAACGAATAAAAGTAAATGCTGTTTGGTTTTTTGATGAAGAGCCATTTATAGTGCAATTACTTAAATCTTCTGTAGTAAATTTTACTTTGAAATTTGATGTGTTAGTAACATCTACAAAAGATTGCATAGAAGTTGTAAATTTCATTCTACTACCTGAGGAATTACCACCACTATTCATCATTATTTGGTCAAAATTACTACCATCACTAGAAACATTAGTAACTAAATGTGCATCTGCATCACTTGAAATATTGTCAAAAAATACAATAGAAGTAATCATGTATATTCCTGTTGATGGGAATGTAAATATACCAGAACTCTCTGTCATTCCTGTTCCGATTGGAGAAAATGTTGCATCATCTACTCTTTCTAAATTAGAGGTAATATCTCCATTTGAATTAGATATGTCGGAAGATAATCTATACTGGTCAGCCATAGTAATACCACTTGTATAATTACTTGTAGGCAAAGTTCCTGTAACACCTTGTGCTAAATTTAAAAATGTCTGTGCCATTAATCAGCCTCCTGTATTGTATTACCATCTGCTACCCATTCTTGAATTTCTTGATAGTCTGTGTTTCCTTCAGAAAGGGGTACATTTTTTATAATGCCGTCTGTTGTAGTTAAAATATAACCATTTAATTTGTTCTCGTATGGGTCATTAAATTTTTTAACACTTTGTATTATATTACTCATAACTCTGTCTCCAATTCAAAAGTAAAACCAGAATATGTTAATGCAGTACCACTCGTAACTGTAAGGTATGAAACTCCTTTTTCTGAAACATCTGTTGCTGTGGCACTTCTATCTGTTCCATTACTGTTAATTTGACCTGTTGTTGTACTACCTCTTGGTCTTAAAGTTACTGTTGGTGCATCTCTCATAGGAATAGGAAACATATTTGGAAATGGACAATTACCATCATTCCAACTTGTAACTATAACTGCATTAACTCCAGTTGTGCTTGTAAGATTATTTCCTAACTTATAAGAGTTTTGATAATATCTCATACATCTTTGTAAATTATCTCCATAACTTTCATGTTGAAAAGGTGGTATAGTAGAAGAAGTATATTCGCCTACTTCCATTTGAACACCTGTTAAGAAAAAATCATTATCTGTGCTTGTCATTAAATTAACATTACTTG